ATGGTAGCGGCGGCGGCACGATGCTGGCGGTTCGCGGGGCTGCGCATCGTGGCCCCGAGTGGCTGTTCGCTCTCTACGCCGACAGCCTCACCGCACCAGCGCCCGCGGCGCCGGAACCCGCGGCTGAGCCTTCCCCCGCTCCCGACCTCTGACCACCGGCTCCTCGAAGCAGCGGCACCCTGGATCATCCGACGGCGGGTGTAGCACCCCCATGATCGCGTAGGGCTGGTTCCACGGGATCGGCGCCGCGCGCCCCTGTAAGAAGTGCGACGGCCGCACGTTCGCGTCGCCCTGCGTCACCCACCGCTTGCGCATCGTGGCCGGCAACTTCCCGGCGTCGATCTGTGCCTGCCACGCATCGGCACGAGCTCGGTTGATCGCCTCGGCGATGGCGCGGTCAGCGGCTCCTCGAGCGCGGATCCGGATCGCAGCTTGGGTCTGTCTCGCCACCCCCTCGGCGACGGCTCGCTTGGTCAGCCCCGCGGCACGGGCACGCTCGGCCCACTGCGCGATGCGCGCCGCCTGCTTGGCCGTGGCACCGAGGGTGGAGCTGGCGGTCGTGGCCGGCGCCACGCTCACCCCCGCGCGGACCAGCGCTTCGGCGAAGGCTGCAGCGGTGTCGCCGCTCAGCGACTCGGCGAACGCCTTGGCCGCGAGCGGGGCCTGTACGTCGGCGTAGGCGGTGACAGTCGCCCGGGCCACCGGCAGTCGCACGTCTCTGACCGCGTCGGCGTAGGCGCGGTAGAGAGCGGGGCGCAGCCGCCGGGCGGTGTCGCGTCGGAGAGAGACGAAGACACCCTGCCACGCGGGGTCGCTGGGGTCGGTGATGCCGCGGCGGCGGAGGGCACTTAGGTGCCTGACGACCAGGGCACGGATGGAGCGCTCGGCACGGTCGGCGCGATCGAGCGGAGAGGACACGGGAGGGAGCGGCTAGGTGCCTTGCTGGAACCGCCTCGACTGCATCGACAGCTCCTCGACAGACCGGTCCGGGTCTTCCGCCGTCGACGGCTTGTTCTCCGGCTGGTCCGGCAACCCGCTCTCGGCGTCGATCCTCTTGGACTCGGCAGCGGCGTCGAAGTCGTCAGGGAGGACACCGTACCGCCTCATCCCATCCCACAGGGTTTCGCGGCTGATGTCCCCCACCTCACGCGCCTTGAGCAGCGCGTCCAACTCCGAAGAGTCGCCGACCTCAAGGCCGAAGTCTTCGTTGACCTGAGCCGATCCGCCACCCTCCGCGATGCCAGCCAACATCGCCATGTCCTCGAAGACGCCTTCGATGGTGTCGCCAAAGGCTCGCCCCGCCTGAAGGAGTCTGGACGTGGCGCGCGCCTCGTTGATCGCCTTTGCCGTGGCCGTCGGATCCCCGGGCCTGTGGAGCAGGGGCTCGAGACCGAGAATCGACAGATGCTCTACGATCTTGTCGAGGTCTCGCTCGCCGGCCGTGATCCCCCCGGTCCCGTACTCCAGCCAAGCGATGTCCCCCTCCTTGTTCGGGTTGAAAAGTACCTCTCCGTGGCCGAACCCGGTGGTCTTGAACTCCTCCTGGGTCGCACCGATCACCTTCAGCGCAGCAACTCGGGCGAAGTGCAGTCCGGCGCGCTGGTCGCTGGCAGACTGCCAGTGTTCCAGGTTCTTCTCGGCCATCGCCTGCATCCACGGCAAGCCATTGAAGAACCCGGACCGCCGGGCGTAGAACGGCCGCAGAGCGATGCGCGTTGCGTTGGCGACCACCCCCTGGGATTCGACCGACCAGGTCCCCGCCTTCCCGGTGCCCTGCCTATGGATCTCGAAGCGGATGCCGCTGCCGTCCGTGTAGTAGACACGGACGCGGCGGACGATCGTCTCGCCCCAAGTGCCCTCGGCCTCCTCGGTTTCCTCGAGAATGCGGACCATCGTCAGCACCTCGTTGCCACCGATTCGCGTGGTGCGCCATCCGAGCACGTCCTCGGCCGGGATGTAGGTGCAGTAGGGGCGAACGCCGAGCTTCTTCTCATCGGCCTGGTTCTTCTGCGCCTCGGTAGCGGGGGCATCGGTGAGGACGAATCCGACGCCGGGGTCAAGGCCGCCGGCAAAGGCGTCCATGGAGAACACGTCTCCGTGCTGTCCCCCAAGGTCGAGGTTCTCCCACCATCCCCTGATCTGATCCGGGACATCCTCTCCGAGAACGATCGGCTTCGAGAAGAGACGCCCGGTGTGCCCGGTCACCGCCTGGTCGTAAGCCCCGAAAAGAAAGCTGGAGTCTCGGCGCGCCCGCCAACTCGCCAGATTCTCTCTCGGCCACCGCGGCAGGTAGGTGACCCCTGCATCGCGCATCCCGGGAGTCCCCTTGCGCAGGGTGCGGGGGAGGTGGGCGTGGTCGTAGTTTGCCTGTGCCGCGGCGGTTCGGGCATCGACGCTCAGGTCAGCCATGATTTCGTGATCCTACCATCTGAGGGTGCTGCTGGTGATCGCTGAACGAACAGCGCCCTGGCACCGATACCTCGCCATGTCGCCGCAGTGATCCTCGGCGTCGGTATCGACGTCATCCGGTTTCCGCCCGTCTCGCGGCAACGTCGGCACCGTGCGAAGGAACTGCGAGCACGACTCGAACACGAACAGCCCGGGCGACTCCATCGGATTCGCGAGACTCGCCTTGAGCCGTCCACGCATCAGCTCCCAGCCGTTGATTCGAGAGCCTGGACCGGCGTCGGCGCGGGTCCATTTGACGCCGCAGCTCTCCATCTCGGCGGCGATCGAGCGGCCGTCCTGTACGGCGTAGATCGACGGGTCGGCGGGTCCGGGCTCCACCCGCCGGCCGGACAGCAGCGGGCTCGCTCGCTCGGTCTCGACGATCTTCCGAGCCACGTCGGTCGCCAGCTCACGGGTCCCCTGATTCGGCTCGCCGGTCCACCCGTAGCGCTCGGCGATCAGGAACAGCGTGCCGCGCGGGTAGACCCCCTTCGATCCATCGGCGAGGGTCGCCTCCGTGCCGTCGCTTTCCGCCCACCAGCCGACGGCGTAGGGCTTGGAGCTGCCCCAGTCGAAGGCACGGTCGAGACGCCAGCCCGGCGGGATCGCGAACGGCGCCACGACGTGCCGGGAGCGCTGCCAGACGTCGTCAAACATCCCGCCGGCCACGACGTCCCAGTCCTCCTTGAGCCACGCCCTGAGCTGCCCGTCGCTCTGAGCCGAAGCGGCGATGCGCGACGGGTAGTCGGGATCGGCGTCGAGCAGCGGGCGGTTGTCGGCCAGCATCACCCGGATGCGCCTGGTGGGAAGCGGCTTGATCTCGACGCCGAGCTTCTCGGCCAAGTCGCCCTTCGGCGGACGGTCCTCCCACTCGCTGCCGCTGCCGGTGTCGGGGTCGATGAAGCGGAGTTTGACGGCGTTGTGCCCGGCGCCCCACGGGTTGGCCGAGCCGCGGATGCGCCGCGGGATGCCCGATCGTGCCGAGCGGCAGATCGACTTGACAAGGTCGAAGCACTGGAGATCGGGCCACGTCGTCAGCTCATCGAAACCAAGCCATGGCACCTGCCAGCCGTGATAGTTCCAGTAGTCGTCCGGCCGCTCGATGTAGCGCAGCAGCAGCTCCTCCCCGCCCGGCCATGTCCAGGTGTGGGTGCTGCGGTTGTAGCGCGCCGCCGGAAACGCCCGGTGATAGAGCGCCTGGCTCTTGACAATCGCATCGTCGAGCTGCGGGTAGGACTGGCGAAACAGGATGCCGCGCCAGTCGGCACCCCAGCCCTTGCCGATGTCGCGGGCGAAGTCGGCGAGCAGCAGCGTCGTCTTCCCGCCGCCGCGGTCGCCGGTGGCGATCACCTGCAGGGTGTCGGAGGCGAAGAACTGATCTTGCCCGTTGGCGTTCGGCGTCCAGGCGGAGGCTAGGGCGCCCCGGCCACCGCGAGCCACCGCCAGCCCGCGCCGTCGCGCCTCGAGTTCCGCTGCGGCGACCACGGCGGCCGGGTACTCGGCGCGGCGGCTCGTTGCGGTTCGCACCTCAGTTGACCGGCTTGGCCCCGTCTACCGCCTGGCCGGAGAGGATGCCTGAGAGTTGCTCATCGCTCAGCTCCGACACCTGATCGGGGGTCAGCGTCACCTCCAGATCGTGGCGGTCACGCTGGCCAAGGTGCTGCTTGCCCAACCAGATCAGCATGGTCCGATCCCCGGAGAGGGCCGCCTTCCACTGCGCCCTGCGCAGCGAGGATTTCCCCGATTCGCGAGCCCTTTCTATGGTCTCCGCAAAACCGGGCTCGTCGGCCCTGCGCCGAGCGAGCGTATCGACCGAGCAGCCGCAGGCTGCGGCGATCTCGCCGTCCGTGCAACTGATCTGCGCCAAGCGCTCGACGAGGCCCATGTCGAACTCGAAGCGGGGCCGACCCGCGGGCCTCTTCTTGGCGCCCTTCTTAGGCATCGCCGCTCTCCAGCTTCGGCGTGAGGCCGAACTTCTCTGCCCGCTCGAGGATGACCGCGACGTACTCCGGGTCCAGCTCGATCCCGAAGCACTGGCAGCCAACCTGCTCGGCTGCTATCAACGTAGAACCCGACCCGAGAAACGGGTCCGCGACCCTCTTCGCGAAAGGAGTGTTCTTGAGCAGCACCGCGAGAAGCTCGACCGGCTTCTCAGTGGTATGCAGCACGTTGCCGGTTCGCTGCGACCGGATGACGTTCCCCACCCCCGACGCGTGCTTGTCGAACGGCGGCGTGGCCTTGGCGGCCCACAGGATTAGCTCGTGCTGTGAGCGCCATCCCCTCCCCATTCCCGGAGTTCCCTTGTCCCACGCGATCATGGACCGCACGCCATAGCCGCAACTCTCAGCGATGTCGAACAACCAGACCCACATTCGCCAGTCAGTGAAGGCGTAGAGAAACGGAGATCCTGTGTTGCTGAACGCCTGCTTGAGGAGTGCTTGATAGCCGCGGGTGCTCAGTCGGTCGTTAGCGATCTGCTTGTGGGGGGCGTCGGTCCCTACGGACCCCGCGCTCTTGCCGGACTCCTGAAAACCTCCTGAACAGTACGGGGGATCGGTAAGGCATAGATCCGGTACCTCGCCGCCAAACAGCCGCTCCGTCGCCCTCTCGCTAGTCGAGTCCCCGCAGAGCACCCGATGCCGCCCGATGCTCCAGAGCTGGCCGGTCTTCGCCTTCCACTTCTCCTGAAGCTCGTTCGACGGTTCTGGCGCTTCGTCCTCTACCACCTCGCCCGGAGGGTTCAGCAGGGCGTCGAGGTCGTCGCCGTCGAGAGACACCGGCATCTCGCCGTCGGCCGCCAGACCCTCGAGGAGGTCGCGCAGCGGGTCCTCCTCCCAGATACCGAGGATCGCGTCGATCCCGAGGTCGCCGCCGGTGAGCGTCAGGTTGTTGTGGTCGATCCCGAACGCCTCCGCCTCCGCCCGGCTCTTGGCGTCGACCCCGAACTGGACGGGGACCAACCACTCGCCCTCCGGACCGATGCGGATCCCCCGCGGCGGCTTCATGCCGTCGCCCTGCATCTGGGCCAGCGCCTTGATCCGACCGTTTCCCGCTGCTATGGCACCCAGGGCCTGGTCGAAGATCGGGGCGTCGCGGAAGCCGTAACGCAGGATCGACTGGATCAGCGAGCCGACGTCGTGGCGCTTGGGGTTGCGGTCCCACGGAACGGCATCCGCGATGGGGACGTAGCGGATCTCGAGAGACGGAGTGGGCTTTTTCCGAGCAGCGGCCGGTCGAGTCTTTGCGGGCGGGCGAGCCATACCGGCAGTCAGTCTACCAGCAGGAGACCCGGGGCTTGCGGAGGTGAACGCATTTGAGGCGCGCCGGGTCGGCCGGCGAGGGTCGGGGAGTGCTGCTGCTGACCCGGGAGGGCGATCAGATCTGATCCCCTGAGCGGAGGGGCTCACGCGCGCGTTGGTGCTGATAGGAGAGTCTCTCTCTACACCCCCCACCCAGAAGAGGATCTCCAGAGGTAGATCTTGAGACGCGGGCGAGCGCGCGTTGCAGGGGGCGTGCCTACCGGCGCCTGAACCCCACGATCTGGCACCTGGCCTCGTGGTTGAGGTAGCCGACCCGCGATCCGTCGAGGTGGAGGTCGAAGTCGCGCTGCTCGCCCGGCGGCAGACCTTCGCTGCCCACCGCGTACGTGATCCCCGCGTCCAGCTCCCGCTTCGTCTCCCAATCCTTGAGCGCACACCGCACCTTGACGAATGCGATCGGGTGCTCGCCGTTGTTGCGGACCGTGCCGGTGACTTGGCGGTGCCTGCCGACCCTGTCGCCGAGGCGCACGTCGAAGAGGCTCGGGTCCTGCCGGTCCTGTTCTTCGTGCTGTTCGGCAACCGCTACCACCGCTGCCTTCGACAGCCGACCGAGGATCTCGATACCGGCCCAGGACACCACCCCGATGAAGGCGACCCCGGCGAACACGATCGCGAGGATGCGACCTGCACTCATGGCTCATGCCCTCCCTTCAGCGCTTGCGCCCGAGCCTACTCCCGCACCCCGCCGGCCGCAACCCCATGCCCCCAAGTCGATAAGCCGATACACTCCGGGGGCGAAGGGGGCCGACGTCCCGGCCAATCTCGGCCGTGCCGTCGGCTCGGAAGGGGGAGCACATGCTCAAGCTCATCTGTCTGGTAGTCGCAGTCGTGCTGGTCGGGGCGGTGCCGGCGGTCGCGGCGCCGCTCGAGCAGGATCGGATGGAGAGGTCCTGGGTGGAGGTAGTGCGGGGGTGGGTGGAGGTGATGGTCGGGGCGGTGCTCGGTCCGGTGCCGGCCGCTCCGCCGGAGCAGAGCAACGCCGGGGGAGGGGAGGGGGACTCCGGGCCGGAGATCGACCCTGGGGGCTAGGTGTCCAGTGCCTCCGCGAGCACAGCCAGGTCGCGCTGCCGTGCGGCGACCAGCTCGCGGAGGCGTGCTTCGACTCCCTCCGGGACCACGTACTCCCCGCCCTCCCACCGCGTGATGGTCCGCGGGTGGACGGGCGGGTCGAGTGCCGCGGCCAGCGTGGTGCGCCAGCCGTGCTCCCCGTAGAGCAGGCGGCCGGCGCGGGCGAGGGTGGCGGGGTCGACAGTCAGGAGTGCCACTCGCCGTCACCGGCCACGAAGGACTCCACCGCCGTCGCCGGGGTGGAACCGTCGGCTGGCCAGAAGCGACCCCCGGCCGGGTCGGCGAGAGAAAACCCCTCGACCGTCTCCTCGACGACGAGGAACCTGCGTCCATCCGGGTCATCTACCAGGAGGCGGGGGTCGGTGGGGTCGGTCGCGATGTGCGCCGGCTCGGCGAGGATGTCCGCCCGCCGGGCCTCGGCCACCGCCTCGGTCAGCAGGTCTTCGTCGGACAGGTGCGCGTGCTCGGGGCCGGTCAGTACCGACTCGCCGACGAAGGCGGCGCGGTAGCCGTCGCAGCGGTCGCCGGGCAGTCCGTACCAGTCGCCGATCTCGATCTCGTCTGCCGTGATGCGGGGGTCCATGCTGTCCATCGGTCTCTCCCTCTCGGTCTGTCGGGCTCCATCGCCCTATGTCCAGAGGATACGACACGCCGAGATGGATGTCAATAGGTGCGGACACACTTTAGCGAGACTGATACTAGGCCCCCATCCGCCGCCGAGCGGCGACCACCGCGGCCAGCGCCCGGCCCGTCCCCGCCTGGATCGCCTCCGCTGCCGTGATCGCCGCTGCCGTCGCCTCGACGCGGATGCCCAGGCTCCCGAGCAGTCCCGCCGCCTGGGTCGCCCGCTGACCCGCCTCCGCCCACCGGCCGCAGCCGAGCGCGGCGTGCGCTCGTTCCAGATCGAGCAGGCCGCGGTCGATCGGGTCGACCAGGTCCAACGAGGCGGCGACCGCGCTGAGCCGGGCCACTGCCGTCTCGTACTGGCCCTGCTCCAGTGCGATCCGAGCGACGATCCAGCCAGCACGGCACTCGTGACGCTGGCCGCCGGGGACTCGGGCGTAGAGGGGGCGGATCTCGACCAGGGCGCGCTGCGCCAGATCGTACTCCCCGGCGAGGGCGAGGAAGCTGGCGAGGTTGTGCCCGACCACCAGAGCGAGCCAGGCGTCGGAGGGGGTCAGCTCCAGGGCGATGGCGGAGAGGTCGAGCACGGCGCCGGCAGCGTCGCCGGCCTGACCGCGCACCGTGGCGCCGGCGATGCGGAGCTGCAGGTAGTGCTCGCCGGCGGGGGCGATCTCCAGGGCCTCGGCGAGCAGAGCGGCGGCGCGCCGGAAGTCGCGGAGGTGGGCGTGCCAGCGGCCGAGTAGGCCCAGCACCTCGGCACGAGTGGCGGCGTCAGTCGTGGGCAGCAGGGCCTCGACGGCGGCGAACGCTCTGTCCGCCTCGACCAGGCGAGCGCGCCGGCGCTCGGCCTGACCCAGGAGCGCGAGGGCAAGGGCTCGATCCTCCGGCAGCTCGGCCGCTTCGACGGCGGCCTGTGCCCACCCGGCAGCACCCGGTCCCCGGCCTCGCGCCTCCGTGAGCAGCAACACCAGCAGCTCCGGGGTGCGCAGATCCTCGCAGGCGCGGACCCGGGCACAGCGCTCCGCGGCCGGCAGAAAGGCCAAGTCAGCGAGCTTTGGCAGGTGGGCGTCCAGGGCTCTGCTCCCGAGGTCGATCATGGCCCGCACTCCCGCGCGCGGGGACTGTCCCTCCGTTACCCCGACCCTCCGTTCTGCCCGCGTCGCTGTCGGGGATTGTACCGGATGCGGCAACGTATTTCAATGCGTCGATGGCTAAGCGTGAGCTTGAGCGCATGAGTTCTCTTATGTCGCTGGCACTTAATCTAGACAATGCCTCGGCCCAGGGCGCGCGGTCGAATCCTCCGGGCCGCTCGACGATCGAGCCCTGTTGGAGCGCGGGAACAGGCGAGGGGTCCGGCGGGGCTGGTGGGCGGGGCTCTCCGGTCAGGGCGTGTTGCAGGTCTAGGAGGTCGGCGTCGTACACCGCCAGCAGCTTGTCGAGCGTCGCGACCCGGAGGCTCTGTTTGCCGCTCTCGATCTTGCTCAGTCCGCCGGAGTCCATGCCGGCGCGTGAGGCCGCTTCTCGCTGCGATAAGTGCTTGCGCTCCCGCAAGATGCGCAACGCCTCTTGGACTCCGCTGAGCGGCCCCCCGTTCATGGCACCTTGAGTTTCGCACAGCAAGGCGCCGCCGTCAAATCCGCGCTGCCGAAACGACATCGGAATTAGGGGTTGACAACCTCACAGCGCTGGTTTATCCTCAGCGCATGAAGAGCAGACAACAGCACGAGACGGGAGTCCCGGGGCCGTCAATGCTGCGCGCAGAGCGCGAGCGCCTGGGTTGGCCGCAGCGCCGGATGGCGCGCCACCTCGGCCTCGACCCGGCCGAGTATCACCGCCTCGAGACGGGCCAGCGGGGTCCAACTCGGGTGCAGGCGAACCGGATCTGGAGCCTACTCGGCATCTCCCAGACCGCGTTCGACGACCCCGCCGACCTGCTCCCACAGGACGGATCGGCCACCGGGGAGGCGGCGTGATGGGCGCGCCCGGGTACGACTCGCGTTGTCTCGACCTCGCCGAGCGCTTCCTAGCCAGCGAGCCCGGAGCAACGGAAGCGGACACCTGGGATCTCGCCCTGGTGATCCAGAACGCGGTCGAGAACTGGCTGAGCTTCGACCCGCGAGCACCGCAGCAGCGTGCCGAAGCAGCGTCGCCGGAAGCACAGGACGCGCCGCAGGTGATCGACCTTATGGCGGCGCTCAAGGCATCGCTGGCGAAGCACGGCACCGCGCCAGACGAGTAGCCCCATGAACACCCTGACCGTTTCCACCCTCCCGCCCGGAGGTGGCCTGATGCCCCGCACCTACGAGTCCTGCCACCGCTGCGCCACCGTGCCGGGGCCGGAGCCCTACACGCCGGCAGGCTTCGACACGATCCTCCACTGCGCCGAGTGCGACCGCCCGCTCTGCGAGGGGTGCGCTGACACCGATGCCGACTGCGCGGGAGATCCGCCGCGGTACGTCGGGACGGCGCGCTGCTCGGGTGGGTGCCGCCCTGAATCGGAGGCGGCGTGATGGGCGCGCCCCGGATCGAGGTCGACGTCCAGCGCGTCGACCTCAAGCCCGGCCAGACCCTCACCGTCTGGCTCGATCGCGAGCCCCGCGACGGCGACCGGGACGCTGCTCAGGTCGAGCTGCGGGTTCGCCCCGACGGCGTGCGGGAGGTCTTCTGCGATGCCGACGGCGAGGTCAGCCTCCGGCGGTTCGACGATTGGGAGGCCGCCCGATGACCGCCCTGCTCCTCATCTTCGCCCTCGCCGCCCTTGTCGCACTGCTGCCCCTCTACCGGACCGTCCGGGCGATGGAGCGGGAGGCCGGCTGGTGGAAGGCAAGGACCGCCGAGATCGAGGCTGCGTTCGAGGCCGAGCGAGCGCGAGCTGCGGGGAGGCCGGCTAGGCGTCACCCGCAGCGTGAGGCGCGGGCGGCGCTCAAGGAGGCGGCGTGATGGGAGACCGCCGACACGACGCAGTTGCTGACGCCGCCTTCGACGCGTGGCGCAGCGGACGAGATTACGACTCTGCCTGGGATCGCGCCGAGGAAGCCGTCTACCGGGAGTGCTCGCCTGACGACTACTACGGCTCGCTGGAGGTGGCCGAGCAGGCCGCCCGGCCGCGGAAGGTCGAGCCTGAGCCGGAACCAGAGCACTTCGACTACGGCGACGGCCCGGAGGACTGGTGATGCCCTACCGAGAGATGGCGATCGACGCCGGCGCGCGGGGCGAAGACGAGATCCGGCAGATGGCCGAGATGATCGAGGCGGACCATCGGGCCGACTGCGAAAGACGGCGCGAGCGGGAAGACTTCGAGCAGGCGATGGAGGCAGCGCTAGACCGCCAGCGCGCCGCACAAGAGGCGGAGCGCGACCGCCGAGCCGCCCGAGAAGCTGCGGCCGACGGCGCGATCTTGTGCTCGGCCTGTGGCTGCCAGACCAACCCGCTCGATGACCTGTGCTGGAGCTGCGAGCAGCCACCGGGATTCGGGGACGGCCTGGTCGAGCCTCCGTACGCCCGGCTCTACGAGCTGAGCGTCGAGGCGCTAAGGGAGAGGAGGGAGCGGTGAAGACGATCTTCAAGTACCCGCTGACGACCGATGCCCCGTTCGTCGTTACGCCCGTCGGCGCGCAGATCCTGTGTGTCCAAGTGCAGCGTGGCACCCCGTGCTTGTGGGCGCTGGTCGAGCGCGACGCGCCGCTCGAGCGCCGCCACTTCATGATCTACGGGACGGGCCATCCCCACGACGGAGGCGGGGTCTACGTCGGCACCTATCAGCTTGAGGGCGGCGCGCTGATCTTCCACGTCTTCGAGCGGGGGCGGCCGTGATGTGGATCGCGAGAACCCGCGACGGCGTGACGCACGCCTGCGCCGAGCCGCACCGCACGATCTTCCCGCTGCCCAACCCGGAGCGCGGGACCCTCACCGCCTGCGGGATGTTCGTCTACGACGGGCAGTCGCCGGCGCCGCCGCAGATCGGCAGAACCGCCCCCTACGTCGGCATGTTCCGCGGCTTGCCCTGCGAGGTGAAGTGCGGGCGGTGCAAGGCGACCAGGCTGCTGTTCCGCATGGATGACGGCCGAGATGAGCGCGGCGCGGAGATCGCCGCATGAACCTGCTCCCCTTTGGACCGATCGCTCCGGCGACCGATGGAACACCCACCATCCTAACTCGCCACCGCGATCCCGCCGGCCCTCACAGGCCGTCAAGACCCGATCCCGCGCTCCGCAGTCACGAGCGCGCGGCCACCTGCCGCAGCGATCAGTCGAGAGGGAAGCACATTCCGACCACCCCAAACGACGGCGCCCGCCAGGCGAGCACCTGAGCGGGCGCGGCTAACCACCCCTGGAAAGGAGGGACGGATGGCCCGCAGAACTCTAGCAGAGCGATTCTGGTCGAAGGTGGATCGGCGCGGTTCGGGGGAGTGCTGGCCGTGGACGGCCTCCTGTGATCTATATGGCTACGGACGAATCTGGGCAGGAGACGGCAGCGAAACGGTGCTCAAGGCTCATCGCGTAGCCTGGGAGCTGGCCGCTGGCGAGCCCGTTCCGGCAGGCCTGTGGGTGCTTCACTCGTGCGACAACCCCGTCTGCGTGAACCCCGCCCACCTTTGGCTAGGGACGCACGACGACAACATGCGAGACATGAACGAGAAGGGGCGTCAGGCTTGTCAACGCGGAGAGAAAAACTCGAGCGCCAAGCTCAATCCCGAAGCCATCAAGGTGCTCCGGTTCATGCGCGGCCGGGCGTCGTGTTGCCTTCTGGCGCGGCTTCACGGGACCGGAAAGCAGTGTGTCTCGAAGGTCTGGCGGGGTGAGACTTGGCGTTCTGAGCGCGTCGCCGGGCGACCGCTCGCGGAGGCCGCATGACCCGCCACCGCCCGAGCGCCCCCTACCTCGCCGCCATCGAGCGTCGCCTCGGCGCCGATCTCTTCGGCGCCTCTACCACCCGCTCCGCCGCAGCTCGCCTGCTGGCCGAGCTGGCCGGTCCGGAGACCGAGAGCGACTACGTCGCACACCTCGCCAGCGGCAACCGCACGGGCGCCGAGGGGATCCTCGACGACCTGGTGACCCGGCACTCGCTGGCGGGGTCGCTGATCTCGCGGGCGCGGACTGTCGCAAGGGTGAGGCCGGAGCCGGGCGGCAGCAACCCGCTGACCGATCTCGAGCGGGCGCTGACCGCTCTCGACTTCGCCGCGAGCCGCGTCCCGGCAGAGTACCGCCGGGAGCTGCTGACGATCTTCAGCCGGGTCGAGCAGATCGTCCTCGACGTTGCCAGCGAAGAGGCCGAGCGGCAGGCCGCCGAGGAAGAGCGCCGGCGGGCGATGGAGGGACCCGGGCACTTCGTCGGGGCTCCTGAGCCGGTGGCGGCGGGAGGTGCCTCTTGACCCGCCTACTCCGCGCCTCGATCGAGGACTTCAAGCGCGTCGAGTTGGTCGCCCTCGACCTCACCGCCGGCGGTCTGGTCGAGATCGCCGGGAGCAACGGCGCCGGCAAGTCCTCGGTCCTCGACGCCGTCGAGGCCGCGCTCGGCGGTGCCCGCTACACGCCGGCCGAACCGATCCGACGCGGCCGCGAGCGAGCGCGAGTGGTGCTCGAGACCGAGGGACTGGCGATCGAGCGGGTCTGGACCGCGAAGACCGATCGGCTGGTCGTCAAGACCGCGGAGGGCTTCGCCGCCGGGCGCCCGCAAGAACACCTCGACGGCCTGATCGGACCCCTCGCCTTTGACCCGATCGCGTTCTGCGAGCAGCCGGCGGCCGAGCAGCGGGCAACCCTGCTGCGCCTAGTCGGGGTCGACCTCGACAGCCTCGACCGCGAGCGGGAAGAGGTCTACCAGGAGCGCCGGGACGTCAACCGGGAGCTGAAGGCCGAGCAGGCCCGGCTCGACGGGATGCCGGAGCCGGAGGGCGACGCGCCGGGGGAGGAGGTCTCGGTCGCGGATCTGACCGGGGAACTGGCGATCGCAACATCCTTGGAGCGCCAGGCGGACGACGAACAGCGACGGGCCTACGACCTCGGCCTGAAGTGCCGCGCCGCCAGGACCGAGGTCGAGCGACTGGCGGAAGCGCTGCGAGTAGCGAAGGCCGGAGAGGCGGAAGCGCTGGGGGCCTTCAAGGATGCGCAAGCCTGCGCCGAAGACTCCCGCAAGGGCGTCCCCGACCTCGACGCTATCCGCGCCCGGCTCGCCGGCGCCGAAGGGGTCAACCAGGCGGTCCGGGCGCGCCGCGGACGCAAGCTGCAAGCCGAGCGAGTGGAGGCCCTCGCCGCACAGTCCGCCGAGCAGACCGAGCATCTGGACCTGATCGACGGCCGCAAGGCCGACCTGCTCGCCGAGGCCTCCATGCCGGTCGAGGGACTGGCCGTCTCCGACGACGGCGTCACCTACGGCGGCGTCCCGCTCGATCAGGCCAGCCAGGCCGAGAGAATCCGGGTAGGGGTGGCGATCGCGGCGGCACTCTCGCCCGGCCTACGCCTCGCCCTGGTGCGGCAGGGCAACGACTTGGACGCCGAGTCGCTGGCCGTGCTGCGCGCCGAGGCCGAGCGACTGGACCTCCAGGTGCTGCTGGAGCGGATCGTACCGAGCGATGCCGGCGCCGTGGTGATCGAGGCCGGGCGGGTGCTGGGGGCAGAGCCGGCGGCGGGAGGTGGGGCGTGAGCGAGATGGGCGAGGTGTTCAAGGCCTTGCGCCGCGAGCGCCCCGAGAGCGGCCATGCTCGCCGCGTCGCCGAGGCCGAGGGCTTCGACCAGGCCCGCGACCTTGCCCGCTCGTTCGGCCTGATGCTCCGGCAGTGCTCTACGTCGCACTACCAGCTCTATCGGCCGGGCGGCTGGCTGTTCAACATCTACCCGGGCAATCGCCGCATCTACCGGGACCGCGAGCGCGGCAAGGCGCCGCACCTGCGGGTCTCTCGTGACGATGTCCTGTCCTGGTTGGCGCGGTGCGTCATGGCGGCGGCCGAGACGCTGCAGAAGGGAGGCGGCGATGCCGATCACGGCTGAGCAGCGCGCCACCCGCTCCCGCTACCTCGGCAGCTCCGATGCTCCGGCGGTCTGCGGGGAAGACCCGTACCGCTCCGCCGCCGATGTCTGGGCCACGAAGGTGTACGAAGTCACCGACGTCGAGCCGTCCGAGGTGATGGAACTCGGCAACCTGTTCGAGCCGGCGCTGATCCGATACGCGGAAAAGCGGTTCGGCTTCAAGTTCGAGCAGGGCGGTGAGTTCACCTCTGGAGTCCTGATCTCACACCCCGACGGCGTCGACCGGGAGCGCCGGGTTGGCTGCGAGGCGAAGTTCACCGGACTGCGGAGCGAGTGGGGGACAGAGGGTTCGGACGAGGTGCCGCCCCGCGTGCTTGTTCAGTCGCAGGTGCACTGCCTGTGCGCCGACCTCGATTCCGTGGTCGTGCCGGTGCTGCTGGCCGACTTCGACCGGCCCCGGATCGCGCTCTACCAGGTTCCGCGGCACGACAGCCTGATCGCCTCGATCAGTGAGCGGTGCGAGACGTTCTGGCGCGACTACGTGGTGCCCAAGGTGCCGCCGCCGCCCTACGTGCCGGCGCTCGAGGTACTGGAGCGGATCGCCCGGCGCCCGGAGACCGTGACGGAGATCGAGGCGGGCGCGGTGGCCAAGTGGCGCGCAGCACGAGAGGCGCGGATCGCCGCCAAGACGGCGGAAGACGAAGCGAGGGCGCCCGTCATTGCGGCACTCGGCGAAGCGGAGGCCGGCGACTTCGGCGACCCCGACGAATGGATCACCTACTACCAGCAGCATCGCCGGGCCTACGCCGTCGAGGCGTGCGACTACCGGACGCTGCGGGTCAGCAAGAGGGGAGGACGCTAGTGGCTCAACAGGCGATGGCCGTACGCGACGAACTCGCGGCGCGGCGACAGAAGCATGACGAAATGGTGCAGCGGATCGCGACCAACGTGGTCGCGGCAATGCCGCTGTCGGTCCCTGACGAGGCCCTCAAGAGGGCGAGGGCGCGATTCCGCGTCGTCTTCTCGGCTGACACCGGCAAGCTCGCGGAGTGCACGCCAGAAAGCGTCGCCCGGGCGGTGGTCCTGTCGGCGCTCTCCGGCCTATTCCCCGGCGGCCCGAACCCGGATGTCTGGCTGATCCCACGCAAGAACAAGCACCTCGGCGGGGCGCTCGAGGCGAACTGGCAGATGGCCTACCGCGGCTACATCCGGCTCGCCCGCCGGGCCGGGTGGGACATCGAGCCGGTGCTCGTTTTCGACGACGACGATTTCGCCATCGAGGAGGGCATGGAGCCGAAGGTGAGCCACAAGCCGAACCTCGACGGCGTCCAGACGTGGGAGACCCTGCGCGGCGCCTACGCCCGCGTCTTTCCGGTCGGGAATCGGGCCAGCACCAAGATCGCCTGGCTGTCGAAACGTCGGATCGTCGAGCGCCGCGCCAAGGCTCCGGATCAGGGCATCTGGAACGAGTGGCCGCTCGAGCAGACCTTCAAGACGATCTGCAACTTCGCCGGGCAGCGCGAGCTGTTTCCCTGCGATGACCCGGCCCGCTACGCGATCGCGGCGGACATGGCGTCCGAGACCGGAGACGAGACGATCATCCGCCTGCCGTCCGGGGCGCCGCAGCAGACGGCAACGGAGCGGCTGGCGGCTCGGCTCGGCACCGGCAACGCCGAGGGAGCGGTGATCGACGTCGGCCGCCAAGAGCCCGAGGGGGTGCCCGCAGAGCCGGATCTCGAGCAGCAGCTTCGGGAGTCCGTTGACCAGGCGAAGGCGAGGAAGGCCGAAGCGGCGCCCGCCGAGGGCACGGAAGCCGATGGCGAGAACCTCTCCCCCTCCAACGTCGCCCGCCTCCGCGGTCTCTGCGACAAGCACGGGATCCCGGTGGCCGAGGTCGAGGAGTTCTTCGGCGAGGGCCTTGAGGGCGCGCCGGCGGCGATGGCCGCTCAGATCGAGGGCGAGATCCTGGACCGGGCGAAGGCGAAGAAGGGAGGCAGGAAGTGACCGTCGCCACCGACGATCTTCGGCCGAACCCGGTCAAGCACGGCGGTTGCGCCGCGTGCGGGAGCAAGGCGGAGTCGATCCTGACTTCCGGCACCATCGTCGCGGGGTCGGCGCTCAAGGGCGCCGACTCGGCTGCGGTCTGCTCCGCGCCAGAGTGCATGGCGCAGATCAGGACGGTGCAACGGTGAGCACGGACGAACAGGTCGCCGAGCTGGCGGCGAAGCTGCGGGCGGTGCCGCGGAAGTACTCGGTCAGGCCGCCGGGGCACGTCCCCGACTTCGACGCCCTCGCCCGCGTCGCCATCGACCACTGCGCCGCGCAGCCGGCGGCGGGCGGGCTGAGCGATGAGGAGCTGGCTGCCGAGCTGCGCAAGATGAGGTGGGCTTGGAACTCGGAAGACCCGGACTGTCTCGCCATTGCCCGCCGCGCCCGCCACCTGTGCCCCGCCCCGCCGCACGAGCCGCCGATGCCGAGCGAGGAAGAGCTGGAGGCCAAGTTGGCCAAGGCGTGGCTCGCGGGCGCCTGGCCCGACGTCGCACGCGCCGCCGCCCGCGCGCTGCATCGAACGCTGGCGCCGGAGACGAGCGATCCGGAGTGCCTCGGAGCGGGCCACTGCATGGAGCACGAGGTGCTCTCGACCCCGCACCACCCCAACTGCCCGCGCTTCGACAAGGTCAGGCAACCCGACGCAGACGAGCGCCTCCGCGCCGAGCGAGACGACGCCCGCATCCTCGCCGCCTCACGCTTCGCCGAGATCTCCACCCTCCGCGCCGAGCTGTCTGACGCCCGCGGTCGACTCGCCGACGTGATCCAGGCGGCGAGCACTCCGGGCGGGGGTGCGTGATGGCGGCGCAGCAGCCGGGTGGGTGGGCGGAGGTCGAGGCGGCCGTGCGGGAGGCTGTGCAGGACTGGCGACCGGGACAGGGCGAGACGATCCTCGGCCGAACCCTCGCCGCCCTTCGTCCGGCCTGGGAGCGCCACGCGGCCGAGCTGGCCGCTGCGCGCCGAGACCTAGAGGACCCCAAGGTCCACGAGCTGTGGCACCGCACCGGGCTGGCCGAGGCTCGCGCCGAGCTGGCCGCTGCGGGGGCGCGGGAGGCGGGGCTGCGGGAGGCGCTACTGCGGGGCTGGTGCTGCGCAAACTGGCGAGGCGAAGAGCTTGACCCTGAGGATCTCCCCCTGCACTCAGGCGACTGCCCCCTCGCCGCCGCGCCCGCGCCTGCCGGCGGGCTGCTGGGGCTGTTGAACGACTTAGAGCGCGGCGAGCGCTCGCGGACGCCCCGCGAGGTCGCGGCGTCGCTGCGCTTCCACATCGGCCTGCCGGCGCGGGAGGGGGCATGAGCTGCCGCCATCGCCGGTCCTGGGTGATCCTCGGCGGCCGGGCCGAGTGGTGCTACGAGTGCGGGGCATGGCGGCGCCTGGAGGAGTTCTTGGTGCCCGATTCTTCGGGTGCGGTGCGGGCATCCCGCCCTGCTTCGGCATGGGCTCGCCCGGTCGGACCGGGCGGCGAGAACTCGTACGCCCAGTACGTCGCCGAAACCAGGCGCTACCGCAAGCGCATGGGCCTGCCGCGGGGGGGGGGCATGAGCCGCTACGCCGCCGCCACATCCGTCTCCGTCGAGCGGTCCCGCGCCGAGATCGAGACCATCCTCGGGCGCTACGGCGCCGATGCTTTCGGCTACTGGACCGAGAGCGAGCGCGCCGTCGTGCAGTTTCGATTCCAGCGCTGGTGCGTCCGCTTCGATGTTCCGCTTCCGCCCAAGGACGACGCCGAGTTCACGCGGACGCCCGCGAAGGGGCTGCGCCGGGCCGCCGACGCCGCGCATGCAGCCTGGGAGCAGGCTTGCCGCCAGCGCTGGCGCGCTCTCGCGCTGGTGGTCAAGGCGAAGCTCGAGGCGGTTGAGGCCGAGATCTCGACCTTCGAGGAAGAGTTTCTCGCCCACCTGATCCTCCCGTCGGGTCACACCGTCGCCGCCTACGCGCTGCCGAGGCTGCGGGCGGCACTGGAGGCCGGGAAGATGCCGCGGAACCTCCTGGGCCTGCCGCCGGCGCCGGAGGAAGTGATCGACGGGGAGGTCGTGGGCTGATGCCCGGAGCCGTCGATCTCGATGAGTGCCCGCGCCTCGACGTGCGCGGCCACAAGCACGCGAGAAACTCGCAATGCAACTGTCTGCCCAAGTGCACCATCTGCGGCGAGGGGCCGCACGTGTCCTTCCACGGTCCGGCCTTCGGGTGTCCACCGGGCTCGAAGCCCTGGGACCACGAGTATGCACCAGGGGCGGAGAGCGCCTGATGCCGCTCTCCACCCTCCGCCCCTCCCGCCTCCGCCGGGTCAACCCCGACCGCCGGGAGCGCCTGCGTGCCCAGCAGTTCGGCCCGCATGGCGAGAGGGTCAAGGCGCTGCGCTGCTGCGCCTGTGGCGCCCTCCCGCCCGTCGACCCTCACCACGCCCGCACCCGTGGCGCAGGGGGCCTCTGGCGACACATCGTGCCGCTCTGCCGGCGGTGCCATCGGCAGCTCGACTCGCCCGGGTGGAGCCAGCCGGCGTTCGAGGCGCACCACGGCATCGACCTCGCCGAGGTGGCCGCGATGCTGGCCGAGGTGGCGGACCGCGCGCAGACAAAGTGCTCGGCTGATGAGCTGGCGCAGAGGCTGAGAGCCATCCCGCCCGAGCTGCGCTACCCGATGCTGCACTCGGGTCCGGTCAAGGTGCCGAAGACGGTAGCCCTCGGGACTACGTGGGAGCTGGCGGAGTGGCTGGTGCGGTGGGACTGCGCATATGAGATCGGGCGGGTGCTCGACCTACACGAGGCGATGGAGACCTGGTGGAGGGACCGCACGGCGTGAGCCTATCGGGGCCATTCCTTTTCGACCCCAGAGCGTTCTGGGGCGACGAGAACGTCAAGATGATGAACGGCGAGCAGGTCGCTGCCTACCTCCGCCTCCTCTCCCACCAGTGGGAAGAGGGGAGCGTGCCGGCGGAACCGCGCAAGCTCGCCGTGATCGTCAACGACGGAGCCCGCGCGCACACCCCCGAGCAATTCGAGAGGGAGGTGTGGCCGGCGCTGAACGGGTGCTTCGAACGACACGTCAACGACAGCGAACGGTTGGTCAATCCACGACTCGCTTCTGAGCGGGAATCGTGGCTGAAAAAGCAGCGCGCGTCCCGCAAGCAGGCGCGTATCGCCGGGATAGCCTCTGGAAAGTCCCGCCGCCGTAAGGCGAAACCTTCGAACGACTGTTCAACGGACGTTCAACGGACGTTGAACGAAAACGAACGGGAAGCGAACGGGAAGCGAACCATATCCTCTTCCTCTTCCTTTTCCTCTTCCTGCTCCGAAGAAGAGCAAGAGGCGCGTGCGCGCGAGGGCGAGGATCGGGAGCACTCGGACGAGTCCGCCTCTGCTCTCTGGGATCGGTTCCTGGATGCCTACCCGCCCGAAGCGATTCCGAATGAGCACGCGGCGCAGCGCGAGTTCTTCGGCCTCTACCGTCGCGGCAAGTTCCCTCCGGGAAACCCCCTCCTCTCGAATCTCGCTGCCTGGAAGCAGTGTCGGAAGTGGCGAGATGGAATCATGCCGAACGCAGACAAGTACCTCCGCGAGGGCTACTGGGAGAAACCTCCGGTGGAGCGTGCCCGCCCCCTTCAGCGCCCCCAGTCGGCGGACCTGGAGCGCCGGCGCGCCGGCCACGACCCACAGCTCGAGAGCGAACTTCAGGAGCTATTCAAGGAAGGAGGGATCTCGAGATGACGTGGCCTTCGGCGATGAAACTGCCGG